GGAAGAACTAGACACCACTACCATTGGTGGAACACTTGGTCAAAACGCTCCATTCCGAACCTTTATTACTGGTTTTGCTGATGGCACTGGATCGGCAACGGTCTATCTGACCGATGACGACACCACTATGGCAACGCGCTTGGTTGAAGACGTTGTGCAGCGCAAGCAAGCAGGTGCAACTTTTAAACTTTACACCGATGTTATTTTGTCAGCGGGCTCGCCTGATGACACTGCTAGCACTTCGATTGAAGTTCCTGCTGTGATCAATTCGGCGTCATTTGCAGTGACGCCTGATGATGCACAGGCGGTGGAAATTTCTTTCCGTCCTACTAGCGCGCCAAGCTTTGATTTTGATCGTTCTTGATCAGACGAATACATGAATTAGCCCCTGACTTGTGTCGGGGGCTTTTTTATGTGTAAGCTGATAATGAACAACAAAATTTTTGCGTGTCAAGTGCTCTCGATCGACTGAAAAAAGCAGCAAACCTCAAGCCAGTCAAAAAAGTTGTGACACTGTCTGATGGTTCTGAGTTTGAGTTTTGGCGTACGCCATTAACGATGGCAGAGCGTGAGCGAGCACAGAAGACTGCAAAGGATGATACCAATGCTTTTGCTTTGCAGTTGCTGATCATGAAGGCACTGGATGACAGTGGCGCTCGTATTTTCAGCGGGGGGCAGGCCGCTGAGTTAAAGCACGATGTTCGAGATGCTGATCTGCAGGCCCTAATGCTTGCAGTTATTAGCGATGACGACTTAGAGGCCGAGGATTTAGACCCAAAAGATTGAAGGCCGAGCTTAAAAAAGACAATTTTTTACGATTGCAGCTCGGCGTAGCAAAAGAGCTTGGTTATACACTTACCCGCCTTAACGGTGAATTGACATTAGAAGAGCTTTACATCTGGTCGGCTTATTTTGGTTTGCTAAACGACGAGCAAGAGGCTGCGATGAAAAAAGCGAAGCGTAGGCGCTAAAGTCTGATGAACAGGCGTTGAGTTATGGCTGCTGTAGCAACCGTTGGCGTACAGCTAAGCACAGCCAAGGCAGTTCAAAACGCGAAGAAGCTTAGTATTGCGGTTGGCAAAATTAAGCAAAGTGCTGAAGGTGCAGCTAGCAGTACAAAAAAGCTAGGCCAAGGAGCCAAAGGAACTGCTGCGATTGGTGCAGCAGCTAAGTCTGCAACCCCCGGTGTTGCTGCTCTAGGTGGTGCTCTTAAAGCGGCGTTAGGGCCGATTGCATTATTGACGACAGCAGCAGGCATGTTGTCTTCTGCTTTTTCGACACTTGCTGAGCAAGATTTTGCGGAAGCCAAAGTTCGTTCACTCGGCGTTGATAGCGAGGCTTTGACTAAACGGTTGTCTGATGTAAGCCGCGAGCTGTCAGGTCAAGCAAGTGTGGTGGAACTAACCGGCGCTGCTTATGACGTGGCGTCTGCTGGCTTTACTAATGCTGCAGATGCGGCAAATATTTTAAAAGCTGCAAGTCTGGGTGCAACTGGAGGCTTTAGTGACATCAACACTGTTGGCGATGCTGCGACATCAGTCCTAAACGCTTACGGGATGTCAGCTGATAAAGCAGGCAAGCTTGTCGATGGATTTATTCAAACTCAGAATGACGGCAAAATTGTCATTGGTGAGTATGCAGCAAACATTGCAAAGGTTGCGCCTGTTGCTGCTGCACTTGGTGTCCCGTTAGAAGAAGTCAATGCAGCCGTCGCTCAGATCACCGCAGGTGGTCAAGGTGCAGAAGTAACGTTCACTGCACTTAAAACTGCTTTTGCTCAAATCGCTGCTGGAAAAGTTGGAAAAGAATTTAAAAACTTTGGTATTGAAATAACCGCTGCAACATTGCAAAGCGATGGCTTGGCAGGCACGCTTGAGAAGATTAAAAAGTCAGGCGCAGACGCTGGCACGGTTATTAAGGCGTTTGGTACGGAGGCAGGGCCGTCAATTCTTGCTCTGCTGAACGACACCGAGAAATACAACAAGCTTTTAGAGAACCAGGAGAATGCGCAAGGCGCTGCGGCAAAGGCTGCGTTTGAGGCGAGCGACACGATTAATGGTGCTCTTAAACGTCTACAAACCGCTTTCACTAACCTATTTGCTGATGGTTCTGAGCTAGGCGTACTGCTCAAAGGCATATTCCAGGTTGCTGCAGTAACTGTCGAAGTTTTTGCTGCTGCAGTCAATATGCTGCTTGCTCCTATTCGTGGAATAGGGCAGGCTGCTGCTGAGTTTTTCCAAGAGCTTTTGCCTTTTGAGGAAAACGTAAACCTTGCCTTTGAACTAGAGCAAGGATTTCAGGCGATCATGGAAAAGGCGGAGTTTGCCACTGCTGTTGTCACTGGATTTTTTAAGTCTGTCGCTGGGCTTGGCTATGGCGCACTGAACGCAGTCGTAGATTTTGGCAAAGGTATTGCATCTCAGGTTGTTCAAGCTTTTGCAAATCTTGGCGCAGTTATCCACGAAAAACTAACAAACATATACAACGCATTGCCTGAGCCTTTAAAAACGCTTGTTGATATGGCGATTGGAGCCGCAAACGCTGTTGGTAGTTTTGTATCGGGAGCAGCCTCTAATGTTGTAAATACGGTGGGCAAAGGAGTCAACGCCTTAGCAACAGCCGGTGGTTTTGGGCAAGATCAGCCAATAAGTAGTGATGGCACCTCACCAGCGGCTAACGCTATTAAAAAAACTGGTGCGCAGTTAGGCGGCAACAAAGAAACAAAACAGCAAAAGGAAAAAGTAAAAATGACGCAGCAGGAGTTTGACCTGCGCCAAGCGATCCGCGATGCAAAGCTTACTGAAGGCAAGGTTGATGACGTAAACGCAAAATTTTCACTTAAGCAATTTCAAATTGGTCAGCGATTTAATGACGATGTGCTTGCGCAAAAGAGTGCCTTGCTTGACGCTGAGTTGAGCAAAAACCAAGAGCTACAGCAGATTGAGCAAGACCGGCTAGACGCGGCTGAAAAGGCTGCAAAAGAAGCAGCAGACAGACAGCAAAAAGCACTTGAAGCTGATCCAATGTTTCAGATGAAACAGAAGATGGAAGAATTGCTTGACGTGCAGAACCAAGTTGCAGCAGGTGCCACCGTTATTGGTAACGCATTTGGCAGTGCATTTAAAAGCGTAATTAACGGCAGCAAATCTGCAGAAGATGCACTGAAAGACATGTTGGCAGCAACGGCTGAGCACTTTTTGGATATGGCAGCTCAGATCATTGCGCAACAGCTGACAATGATTTTGTACGGCACAATCATGAAGGCGCTTGGCATTTCTGGTGGTGGTGGTGGTGGTGGCATGACTGGCGCTTTTAATAGCGGTGTTGGTGGAATTTTTCCAACATCACCTTCTTTTTCTTATCCGCTTGCAGAAGGCGGATATGTTTCAGGTCCCACTAACGCTTTAATTGGTGAAGGTGGCGAGCCTGAATATGTCATTCCTGAATCTAAAATGCGTACTGCAATGTCGCGTTATTCACGTGGCAGTCGTGGTAACTCTGTCATTCCAGAATCTGGTGCAACTGAAGCCATGGGAGAAGGAGGCGGAACTGCTATTGCCGCTCCAATCGATGTTCGCTACACAGTGGAGCGGATCAATAGCGTCGATTATGTGACTGCTGATCAGTTCCAGGTTGGAATGCAGCAGGCTGCACAGCAGGGTGCTAAACAGGGTGAACAGCAAACCCTGAAGCGTTTACAGATGAGTGGCAGTACACGTAAGAGGATTGGAATATGAGCCAATACGCTTTAGGTCATGTCGTAAGGATTAATGCTTTACGGGAGTCAACAAATAGCAACACTGAAGGGCTGTTTGTTCAGTTCCGCTTTCAGAACTTTTTTATTAATCAAGACATGACATACGAGAGCAACTCGTATGGTTTTGTGCCGTTTGGGTTCTCTGGTGTAACCGTAAACCGTACGGGAGATGGTATGGAAGCTAGTCTTGTTTTCCCAAATAATGATTTATCTCGCGGATGGGCAGTCCTAGCAATTAGAGATCATTATGTTGTTGAGGTCGAAGTTTTAATTGTAGATTCATCCAATCCGTCTGGCGGCACGCATCAAAGCGTACATAGTTACACCGGGCAAATTACTGGTGGAACTTGGGACAACGTATCGTTGAATTTACAACTTAGCTCAGTGTTAGATGCTGTTGGAACGGACATTCCAAGGCGTGCTTTAACCAAGAAACTTGTTGGCAACTTGCCAATTGCAAATAATGTCCGACTGCAGTGATCTAATTGGAATGCCGTATCGGCTTGGTGCTGACGGTAGTGACGGCCATATTGACTGCATCCATCTGTGCTATCGGGCATTGGAGCGGATGGGTATTGAC